ACACAGATAAAATTATCACTGGCGAAGACACTACGCGTGTACTTGAGGCAATTGTAAAACTTCTTTCAAACTTCAAACAGAAAAATGAAGAACTAAACAAGGACACAAAGAATCAAGTTGAATCTGTTTTAGAGGGTATATTTAAAGAACACGATAGAATACTCGCTTCTGTAGAAAAGTCCACACAGAACGTCAAATCTGAAGCCACAGAGGCAGTAGAAAAGGCACTTGAAAGATTAAAAGAAGTAACAAAGGAGGTTTTATCTTACAAAGCAAAAGATGGGGAACGTGGGCTTGACGCTGATGAGGAGATAATCGTTGAAAAGGTACTCGGTAAAATAGTACTTCCTGAGTATAAAGAGACTGTTTTAGATGGTGGGGAGGAGATTGTAAACAAGATTAACGCTCTTGATATAAGTGAAGGGAATCAAATTGACGCTTCACACATTAAAAACTTACCCATTGGTGGGATTAGAGGCGGAAGTACAGCACGCAACCTTTGGCAATTAAACGATGTAACACTCACTGATCCCGCAAACGATGATGTATTAAAGTACAACTCGACTACTAAACAATGGGAAAACGGTACAGGAGGTAGTGGCTACACTAACCTTACTCAATTCGTAGACCAGACTCCCTGGAGAGTGTTTTATTCTGATGGCTCAGGTGACGTAACAGAACTTGCCCTAGGCGCTGATGGAACATTCCTAAAGAGTAATGGTGCTTCCGCTGCACCAACCTTTGCTACGCCAGCAGGTTCAGGTGATGTAAGTAAAGTTGGAACACCAGTAAATAATCAAATCGGTGTATGGACAGGAGACGGAACAATCGAAGGAACAACAGGGCTAACTTATGATGGCTCTAATTTCCTTTTGACAGGTGATATTGGTGCAACTGGAACTAGGATCACTAAGGGTTGGTTCACAGACTTACAAGTAACAAACGCTATAGCAGGAAGTATCACAGGGAATGCGGGAACAGTAACGAACGCAACTCTTACAACAGCACTCACTGTAAACACAGGAACTCTCACTCTTACTGCAAACGCAGCGAACACCTCCGTACTTACCATAGGTGCAGGTGCGGTATCAGTTTCAGGTACAAATACGGGCGATCAGACCACGGTATCTGGTAATGCTGGCTCAGCCACTATTTTACAAAACACTCGAACTATTTGGGGACAAAACTTTAACGGCTCAGCAAATGTAACAGGAACGCTTGCTCTAGGTACATCGGACTTAACTCTGACTGGTTCTATCGGAGCAACAGGAGCACGAGCTACTAAAGTGTGGGCAACAGATATGGAAGTAACTAATGCTATTGTGGGTTCAATTACTGGTAACGCAGCTACTGTAACCACAAACGCAAACTTAACGGGGGTAGTAACTTCTGTAGGAAATGCTACAGCAATTGCAGATGCGGCACTTTCAATTGCTAAAACTTCAGGCTTACAAACTGCTTTAGATGGTAAACAAACACTTGATGCAACACTAACGGCTCTAGCTGGATTAACAATCGCCGCTGATTCTCTTTCCATAGGTACTGGCACAGATGCCTTTTCGCAAGTAACATTCGCTGCTAACACATTTCCAGCTAAAGCGTCCACGGGGGGATTGGTTGCAAAAACAATAACCGACTTTGGATTATCATTAGTAGATGATGCCGATGCTTCTACTGCGCGAACAACTCTAGGTTTAGTTATCGGTACTAATGTCCAGGCTTATGATGCTGATTTAACTACGTGGGCTGGTATAACGCCAGGTACAGGTGTAGCAACAGCTCTTGCGGTAAACGTAGGAAGTGCTGGGGCATTTGTGACCTTTAACGGGGCTTTGGGGACACCATCATCGGGTACAGTAACTAATCTTACAGGTACAGCTTCAATAAACATAAACGGAACAGTAGGAGCAACTACACCTTCAACTGGAGTATTCACAACGCTTGTGGCTGGCTCTACAACCTCACTCCTCCTTGGTACAGCAGGTTCAGCAGTAGGAAACATTGGATTTAGAAATGCAACGTCAGGAACTATTACTCTTGCCCCAGTAGCAGGTGCACTCGGAACAGTAACTTTAACTCTTCCAGCAGTAACAGATACAATCGCGGTATTAGCGGGTACACAGACATTTACAAATAAAACAATACAAGGTGCTGCAATAACAGGAGCTTTAACAGGAACAGGTGCTTACATTCCTGTCTCACTTCTAAACTCTGGTACATCGGCATCTTCTTCTACATTTTGGCGTGGTGACGGTACATGGGCAGCACCTTCTTCACCAACATTTATTGGAGTACGTGTCACTGCTTCATCAGGGCAAAGTATTACAGCAAACACACTAACAGCTCTTACTTTTGACACCGAAACCTTTGACACAGATTCAATGCACGCTGGTGGAAACCCTACTCGTATCACCTTCACGACTGCTGGGTACTACATTGTCACAGGTGTAGGTTCAACTGATGCCAATGCTTCAATTTACGGTGGAGTACGGCTAAATGGAACAACCTATATCCAAAAAGTTGGAGTAGGAAACTCAGGAGCAAATACAGCAAACGGTATACAAATTGGTTTTATTTACAACTTTTCTGCATCTGATTATATTGAATTTATGTGTACATTTGGTACAACAAATACAACAAAGGCAGGTGTTGATGGTTGTTTCTTCTCAGCAGCTAAATTAGGATAATAATATGGAATTAACACAACAAGAAATACAATGGGTAAAAGAAAAGTTTGCAGAAGAAAGCTCTCTTGCGATTGGTAAGATACAAAACGACAAGATAGAAAAAGCTCGTGAAAAGGTCGCTAAGAAACACGAAAAGCAACTTAAAAAGCTCACAGAAGAAGGTAAAACAGATGAACGCAAAGCTCTTATTGAGCAAATAACTCAAGAAGCCAATGAGGCAGAGTTGGCAGTAACAGAATAAAAGATATAATTAACAATATGGAAGTCACAAACATAGACAACAAAATACTAAGAGACATACTTGTTGCAGAAAAGCAAAACTACGCTGACGTTATGGACGCTCGAATTGCTGAAGTAGACTCTCTGATAGCTGAGGAGGTAACTGAAATAGATAAATAGTATGGAAGAAGTGTCAATCGGAGAACTATCAAGATTACTAAAGATTCACATGGACGAATCCAATAAAAAACACGATAGAACATACGAAAAACTAGAAGGACAAGACGCTATCCTCAATGCTACGCTTATTCAAGCCCAAAAGACAAATGGTAGGGTATCTTCCCTTGAAGAAACTCGAAAAGATGATAAGGAGAAGTTTCAAAAAATAGAAACTGTACAAAATAACTTAGTAAACTACAAGTGGTGGTTGTCAGGAATAGTTGCTGTTGTTATGTTTGCAGGTGGTTCGTACTTCACCCTTGCTCTCAATGATGCAAAAACTGACTTAAAGAAGGATTTAAAACTAGAACTCACTCAAGGTTTTGAACAACTTCTTGACAACAGAGTAAATGGTGTATACTTAGGTGAATAATATGAAAAAACCAAAATTAAAGATTGTCTTAAAACCAAAACCTTCTCTTAAAAAGAAAAAGGGAAGTAAATACGCTTAATAATAAATATATATGAAATACTTTGTATTCCCCGCTGGAAAATTAGAAGAAAAGTTTGAGGTAATCCCTCACACATTTGGAGATGATACAGTGTCATTTGCAAAAACAGGACTTGAAGGAGAAGACTGGACAAATGCAGAACTCTTTACCTGGGCTAACCCATTTGATAGTGGAGCTTTTGTAAACAATGACGTAGAACAGCTCGATGTTACTGGTACATACGATATCGTAAAAGAATAATATGGAACTAACACAAGAAGAATTGAAGAATATCTCAGTACTTATTCAGAGGTCAAATATTACTGGTGCTGAAGCACTTGCGGTTGCACAATTACAGATAAAGATAAACACATTAATCGCACAACCACCAGTAGGAACACCTGTAGAACCTAAAACTGAAACACCTACCTCTGAGTAGGTTTTCTTATGCTATTATCCCACTTTCTATCATTCTATAAACCAAACGACACGAATGCCCGCGAGTGTTACTTAGCTATTGAGAATGCTTTGTATGAAGAAAAGATACTCACGCCACTAACACTTATTGGGGCATTAGCAACTGTGAGAGTAGAATGTGGGCGTTCTTACAAGCCTGTAACTGAATTTGCAAGTGGTGAGGCGTATGAAGGGCGTACTGACTTAGGGAATACTGAAGTGGGTGACGGTGTACGTTTCAAAGGAAGGGGGTATATTCAAATAACAGGACGCGCAAACTATGCAACCTATGGGAAAAGAATCGGAGTAGACTTACTTTCTAACCCTGAACTTGCTCTTGATGTAAAAAACTCCGCTAAAATACTTGTTATGTACTTCAAGGATAGGAAAGTAAACGTTGCGTGTGATGCTAAGGACTGGGAATTTGTAAGACGTAAGGTAAATGGTGGTTTAAACGGATATAAAGAGTTCCTAGACATTATCAATCAATTCTTAACTAAGCTATAATACACACATGAAAGGCATATTTTTTTCCACATCTCGTCTCATATTTCTCATAATCACACTCACAGCTTGCTACTCCTTCATTAGGGGTCTTCTTCCAGCAGATCAATTTATGCTCCTTGCGGTCTCTTGCTTCTCTTTCTTCTTTACTAAAAGCATTCCTGATACAAATGGAGAAACAGTAACAACAAAATTAGAAACCAGTACAACAGTAAAAGATACTCCTACAACGGGGTAAACAAATATGAAAACAAAAAATCCTCTTTACAAACTCAACCAGTCTATTAACCAAAAGACAGAACGAAGTGAACAAGATGTCATTAGAACACTAAGCTGGACAATAGCGGCACTTTTCGTTCTTCAGCTCCTTGACTTAGCAATTTCAGTTGCTAGTATATAGGTCTAGCTCTTTTCAGTAACTCTTTACAAGAAGCCCTCACCTTTCGAGGGTTTTTCTTGTGTGTATAACCTCCTTGCCTTATTCCACTCAATTTGTCACCATTTAAGTAGTTGCCGACCTTGCAAAAAGAACAAAGATTAGTCCCTTTGTATCGAAATGAGATTTACTGAATGTCCAACGCCAAAATGGCTCCGCTTATAAAATTAGTAATTATTTCCCTTTTGTTCCTATTTTCAGGTTTACCACTTACTTATAGCTCAGAAACATACGCTGTGGCTCGAGAAATTGCCCCTCAGAGCGTAGTTGGTATGAGTAAGTATGAACTGAAAGGAACCAAGTACAAAGAACCGCCAGAAAGCCTTAAAACAATTATTGAAGAAAAGGCAGGAAAGTATGGTATTGACCATGTTTTAATGAAAACTATCTCTTTTTGTGAAAGTGATTATAGGGTGAGTGCCGTGAATAAAAACACAAACCTCTCGAACGATGGAGGTCCCGCACAAATAAACAGTGTCCACCTTCCTGAATTGGAACGTCTTGGACTTGATAGATTTAACCCAGAAGATGCCTATGAGTTTATGGCTATCCTTATTAAAAGAAATGGAACTCGTGACTATAATTCGTCTAAAAAATGTTGGCAGATTGCCCTAAAGGTAGCTAGTAAATAAAAAAACACCAGTACACGTGGTATTTTTCTATGAGCCTTCTCAGATTTAGAACCATGGAACAAGAGAGTTATCTTAATCGAATTATTATTATGTTTTACCTTGTTATATTTTTGTGGAAAGAACAGTGTGTACACTCATAGTATACACCTAGACTTTTTTATATTCTCACTTATCCACATTTTTACATCTTAAACAAATTGTATCTTCTTGGTTTGTGATGAAATCTTTCAGGCATAACGGAGTAAGATTGGCGGTACATTTTTGTCGGTGAGTTTTTACTTTAACTTTAGGGGCAGGTTTTTCTCGTTTTGGCTTATTCAACCGTGCTTTGGTGCGTATCTTAGTACCAACATCTACATATTTACCTTCGTTTTTTTCCTGATCGAATAATGCTTTAACAAATGCACGTTTTACTTTCAGGCTCTTGGCTAATTGGTAATAGTGTTTCTCTCTTGATATTACAGTCCAACGACCTTTTTTATATCCTTGTACTTTGTATAAAGGTAAAAGCTCAACTGCTATATTTTTGTTATTAGAATAGTACATGAGTTGATAATAACCCGAAACAAATCCTTTCGCTTCGGGTTATCCACTTAATGCAGTTCATGTCTGTCTGCGTCTCCCATGTCGAGATAGACCTCCTGGCATTCCTTGGAACAGATTGACTGACCATGACAATCCCTGTACATGGCTTCATGGTAGCCAGAGCAGATGACACAGATTTCTTTTGTCACCCGATGACCATTTACTTGCGTGCCTACTTGGTTGGCTTTCATGTCTTGCCCCTCTTGAAAATGATTGAATAGAGGACGTACAGAATCACAATCGCAAAAACTAAAATGACCGAACGAGTCTTCATTTCCTGTCTCCATGATGAGCAGGGGACGACACTCTGTTTTCACAAAGTGCCTGCCTCTGTTCACCAACATTTATGGACAAACAACGGGGGACAATTAAGGAGCTTTCACCCTAATTCTATGCTCGACTTCGCTGCACCGCGCTAGGTTGCGTGCAATCTACTCTGTTTCAATGTCTCCCCCGTCTTCTATCCACAAACTAATATACTATTCCTATCTTTGAAAAAGGCAGAAACAGGGAGCGTCCTAACCACTAGACGAATGCCATCAGCATACGGGAATCGAACCCGTGTTACTCCCTGTTTCTACCTTCTTCATTCAAAGTCCCTTACTTATTATACACCAACTTTTATTTAGGTAATTCACTATCCACAGAATCCTCATGTAATCTCTCTTGAATTTCTTTGTGGAAAAAGGAGAGAATGTCTTCACCATCACTCATTTGCCTAAAGAAGTTGTATCTTTCTCCCCCTCTTTCTGTGAACTCCTCCTTAAACCTCTCTTCTACTTCAGACCACCATTCGCGTTCGTTTTTCATGGTGTGTGGTTAAAATATCATCTCTAGTCTTTCTGCTGTTGCGTTTACTAAGAGGTAGGCAAGTGCTATCCAAAATAGTCCCCAATTTATATTTATTTTCATATTATTTTTTAAGTTGTAAGAATACACTTCTAGGACTTTTGTATCCTAAGGCACGCATTATTTCTTCATAGGTAAATCCAAGATCACGAAGCATTTGTGCTTTTCGTTTACATTCTTGCTTGTCACGTACCTTTCGTATCACTATTTTGTTTGTACCGTTGCAAATAAAGCATTTCATAGATTATTTGGGTGTTCAAGCTCTTGTTTCGCTTCCTCATGTAATCTCTCTTGAATTTCTTTGTGGAAAAAGGAGAGGACTTTTTGCATTTCAAAGTCATGGATTGCGCCTTCTTTCATAGAGACACTCAAACCCCGTGTTGTCCCAATAACAAACTTCTCTCTAAACCTCTCTTCTACTTCAGACCACCATTCCATTTCTGAATTTATATTTTTCATGGTTATTCTTCTTTGTGGTTATTCCACTCTTTACGGTCAATACGGTTGTTAATTCTTTTCACTCGAACATTCACTTTAGCGAGGTCTACAATGCAATCATCAAAGCAAATGTCTACGTCCTCTCCTTTTTCTTTCACCCGTATCTCATCGGGTTTGAGTCCGAGCTTTTCCGCCCACATAGCAGCGTAATCTACTCCACCTCCTGACCAGATAATCATGTGATTCCCTTGAGCCTGAAACCATTTGTAAATAGCTATGGTGTCATAGTTAGGAGTATCTCTATCTCCAGTCACTACAGCAGGTACTATCATTGTGTCGTCTATATCCCAAGCAATTTTTAGTCTTTTATTTTCCATGTAATTGTTTCATCTGTTGATAAAGTGATATTTCCTTGTTCCATACCTCTTGTGGTTTACCATTAACACCCCATTTAGTTTCCTTTAATTTTGCGCCAGCAAGGACAATTTCCGCCTGTAATTTTTTAAGATAAAGATGAGGTAATACAGCTATACAAATCTTTTCACAAGCTTTTCCTGTTGCACAATATTTAAGTATCCTTGTTTTTGCATAACTAGTATGAGTATTCCCATCGAAATATGAACCCCCGAAATTACTTACTAATAAATCAAAGAAAGTTTTACTTTCCTCACTATGTTTCCATGTAATTTGAAATTGCGCTACATAGTAAAATTTATTATTGGGTTTACTAAACTTTTTGTTATAACTAAAGCTTCCATCACTATCTGCTACACCTGCTAAATATTCATTTGATATTGTTTCCATATCTATAGTATATCATCATAGTTGAGTAAACACTAATATCAAATGCTATTTTCATCTTCTTACTCCTTTATAAACCTATCTTTTAATGCTTTGAGGGCTGAGTTGTGACCTCGCTCATTACTCACACCACAATCGTAAAAATCTTCTTTCTTATTCTCCTCCACCCATCTTTTTAGTTCAGAGATAGGGATAAAGTTTTGAGAGATGAAGTCTTCAACCTTTTTATTAAGAACTCTGTTTGTATCTGGGTGTGATACATGAAGTCGAAATAACTCTCTGTACACACCTTTCCATTCGTTTGTTTCCATAGATTTAACTTTTGTTCACTAATTCTAATAAATACTTGATTGCTGCGTCCCAGTTTTCAGTGAGGTTTATTTCGTGGAAGCGGAGGGCTTCGTGCTCCCAAACAGGAAGTCTAAAACCAAATCTATTTTCCATTTGTATCGCACCTCCCCACCCACACGCCTTACCTAATGCTTGCCAAAAGCTACTTTTCATTAAAACCACTTCGCAGGGTTCCCAATCCCAATTACCGTTTTCATCAAAATAATATCTTTCTTTTTCATATCCTCCCTCTATTGCTTTTTTGATTATTTGTTCCATAGATTTAACTCTTTATAGTCCTTGAATTACACTTATAGGTACTATCTGACTAATAGAACCATCTTTATTTTTAATATCTTTCTGATAAACAACAATAAGTTCATTGTTCTTATGTTCAACTCTTTCCATTTCCCCAACACTTACGTTGTGAATGATGTCGTTGACTAGTTCGATGATTTGTTCTTTCATAATTATTTTAATCTGTAATAAACGAAGCCCCACCTGTCCCTTTTGTCACTTGATTCTATTTTGTAGCCCTTTTCCTGAAGTTCAAAAACCCTACTATGGAATTGACTGATTAGATACTGCCTTAAGAACACATTTCCGCTTACCCAGTGACCTTTAGCCTTTTGTAGTCGTGCTAATATCTTTTGGCATTGTGTGGGTTTCTCTATGAGTTTCATACTATTTCCTTCTATTAACCTCTTCTTTAATGTCCATGAGGTTGTTTAATAAATAATCAGTTGTACTGTTACCCTTTAACTTTCTAAATCTTCGGTGTGTACTTGGTCGTGCATAAAGGGGACGTTTTCTGTCTACTTTTTCTTTTTTCATACTAGAAGATTGGATGTTCGAGAGGCTTTTCATAAGCGTTATCTATTGCCTTTGTAAACTCAGACTTTGGAATGAGAGCTTCAAGGTTTTTGATTTTGTCTTGCAAAAGTTGAAGGTAGCTGTCTTCTACAATCGAATAGCCCGGATATTTCTTGTCATCTTTCATTCCTTCGTTCTTCAATTCCCCAGAAAGGAAGTTTCCAAAGTCTCCTGTTTTTAACCATAGAGCACCGACTGTTGCTTTTTCTTTATAGTCTGATGTTGCCGCGATAATCGCGTGCGATGGCATTTTTCCCACAATAGGGGTGTCCATTAGCTTTTTAAGTGAAATCTTTTTGTAAATCATAATTAGAAGTTTAATGTTTCATCGTAACCTACTGGGTTGTCACCTGACGCTTGTTTTGCCTCTTTTCCGTGTGTATTAGTGCTATCTGCGTCTTTTGTATCATCTATGCAGAAAAGACCGTTTAGAGCGTATTTTCGAGCGTAAGACGATGTTGAGCCGGTGATCTGTGAATCGTTCATGCCTTTCTGGTCTTGTGCCTCACGTGCAAACGCTGTTACTGATACGCTTTCTTTATCAAGTGAGAAAGTTGCTGTCGCTTTCACGTAAACTCGACCTCCTACTTCTACCATTTCATCACTAAGAGTAACGGTTGCGTCTCCGAGTAAAGGCTTTAATGCTTCGAGAATGTCCTCACAATTTCGATATGAGTATTTTCCGAATGAATTGTATTGTCCTTTTGGTGCTTTGAGTTCTTTTTGAATTTTGTTTAATGCTTTCATAATTATTTCTCTTTTCTTATCTCACTCTTACAATACTCTGCGAACGTATCCCATTTCTCTTTAGAAGTACCGTCAAAGTGTTCAATGAATGCCATTTCTTCTACACACGTTCCTATCTCTAAAAGAGTGTCGTTTGACTTGTTAATCTGATTTGCAGTTGCGAGTAAACAAAATGTTACTATGCAAGAAGCAACAAAGATGACTAAAAAATCTTTCATACTATTGATTTTTAATGATTGTATAAATTGATTCGTAACCTGTAAGCTCTGTACTAACTTCTGAACGTCCTCCTGGGATATCGTCACCACTGTTTGAATACTCTGTACGTACCTTTGCACTTGTTGGAGCGTAGACTTCATTGTTTTCATCTACCTTTAAGTCTGTGACATCGTACTCAACTTCTAGCCCTGTTTCATCTTCGATTGTAAGACGGTCATTTATGAGATTTGATAGGTCTTCATATTGCTCGTCTGTTAAATCTTTTACGTTTATATATTTCATAACTCTTTGGTTATACTTATACTATACACGTATAGTATGTACTGTACAAGAAAGTTATCCACAGTTTGTCTTCTTATCTTTATCTATTAAGGTTTTTATACTCCTCTACTTTTCTTTTGTACCACAATATATCATACTTCTTCCCTTTGCTTTCGTTGTTTCTTTTTACAATATCGTCAATGTATTCTTTACCTAGAATCTGGTAGAACGCTTGCCAATTACCTGACTTGTTTATGTTGCACGCATAACATTGTAAACGTAGGTTATCGAGTGAGTAAGACATTTCTGTTGAGCAAGTAGAATCGGTAATGATGTGACCCGTATGAGGAACTTCTACAAAGTGCCCGCAAGTAAAGCATGAATATGAATCGTCAAACTTCCTAAACCTTTTACGTGTTATTTGTTTGCAGAGTTCCCACAACTCGTCTTGCAACTTCTTTAGCTCGCTTTTCTTCTTTCTCATTTGTCTAACTGGCTTAAAGTGTGTTGTATGTATTTCTCAAGTTTTTCCTTGTAGTACAGATCGAAAATACCAACATACGTACCTTTCTTCGTTTCTTCCATAAAAACTCTGTATAACGCACTACGGAGCCTTGTGGCAGGTGTTTTTAAATCACTTACTTGTGCGTGTTCTTCTGGTAATTCGTCAAAGTCTTGGTTAGGACTGAATTGGAGCCAACCTTCTGAACCCTCTAGAGCCATTAAAGCAATAAGTTCAGTGGTCTGAAGCTCTCTCGTATCGAATTTAAGCAAACAGCTCCGGTCCTTCCGTCTGCTTATTGGTGAAAGGACTGCTGGTAAAATTACATTTTTCATACTTTTAATTTTTTCTCTAGTTTATCTTTTGGTGTATGTACACATACCTCTTTTCCATAGTATTCGTTTATGAGATGTACGTTGGTAACACTAGCCATGGTTTTTGGTGGGAAAGACCAGCCTCTCTTTCTGTAATAACTTTTCATTCTTAATACAGACTGTTCTCTTTCTGCCAAAGCAATTTCACTGGCATTTTCTTTGTACGCACGTAGTCCGTCTTTGATTATCTCTTTATGTGAAATACCTACACCTGTAGATTTTATTTTATTCACCGAACCTAATAGATTATTCTTGTCTTTCATATTTCTTCTTCAATTATCTCACTAGCTTCTTCCTGAACGAAACCTATATCTTTTCTTTTGTAATTATCCTTTCTATTTGGGTTCTTTTTTCTAAACTCATCTACTCTCTTTTTTATTTCAGAGTCAGGCATAGAAGGAGGAAGGTCAGAGGGAAATTCTACTTTTATGAGGGTCATGTTATCTTTTTGACCAAGTTATTTCAGTTTCACCACACGTTTCGCACTCGGTAATAAACACCGTAACGTTTTTGTGGACTTCTTTTTCGACTAGCGAGTGACCACTAATGGGAAATCCAATAAAAGGAAACGAATAGAATAAACCTTTTAACCAACAAATTATTTTCATATCTTAATTATACTCTTGTATCTTATTATTTACTTGTGGATAAGTCAGGACTCTCGTTGATTATTTTAGACTGCCTTGCGTACGCGCTTAATGGACTGTTTCCTGCTACAAAACGTGCAAGTTCATTATCCCATTCTACTTTCACAACAAAACTTTCTACACCTAAGAGAGCGGTTACTTTTAATGAATCTCCATCAAAAATTCCTGTTCCATCTGCATCTGTCAATCCAGTAAATTGACATACATTTGTAATTTCACCTGTGGCAACAAGTCTCCAAAAGTCATCCATGAAAAGAGTGTTGCCTGTATATTCCCACGTTCCATTTTTATTTAATCCTCGAAACTTGTATATTCTATTTTGCATATTGTTTTCTTCTTTTAAGTTTACATGAAAAACACACAGGTACTTTAGTCTTATTAGACTTTGTAACAGGTTCTTTACAACGAATACAGGTTAGTTCGTATCTCATACTCTCACTGGTTTATGATAAAACTCCTTACTAACCTTCCATTCTGGGTGTTTCTTTTCTATCTCCATTAACATTTTAATCTCATCTGGTGTGTGGAAGTGACATTTGTCACCTGTAGGTGTGCCCCAGATACTGCCAGTCTTCTTGTTCATGAGTCTGTAATATGTGGAGTACTCCATTTTGAAGTCACTCTCTGGTTGTGGTTTTGCCATATTATTCGGTTAACTTTTCCATTTCTTTCATCAAAAAATCTACATATTCTCTGATATTTGTCTTTATACTTCTTCCCATGAAAGATTGACCGCTTTCCTTTGTATGCATCGTAATGACACTATGGTTTTCGTAATCACTGATGATGTTATTTGTAACTTCATTTAGTTTTTCTTGTGATGTCATATTGTTTATTTGTTAATTTTCCTCTTAAAAACTTTGCTAATCCGACAAGTGTAAAATTTTCCGCACACCCTTCCGCTATCCAACTGGAAAATAATTCTTTTTCATACTGACTCATTAGACTCAAGTTATGTTCTACTGTTGCTCTAAATTGGTTATCATCCATAGAACCTTTTCTAACACTGCAAATTGTGTCTGTTAGATGTTCCTTAATGCTTTTCATAATATTTTAATTATCGTTACTATTTCAATAATGTTTTTAATACTGTCTCCAACCCCCAAGTCCAACTGTCTGCCTTTCCTTTTGTTTTTAATCTGTACTCCTGTTCTTCTTGAAGTTTCTCCATCACTGCATATATCTGTTTAGAGCTAAAACCTTCTAGGTCTTTCGATGTCTTTAGATTTCTTTTTATGTATGTTGTTAATTGTTTGGCGTTCGTGATGTTAAATTTTTTATACCTAATGTATGTCGCAATGTGGTCAAGATATGAACCAGGCACGCTTTCCATTTTCACTAGCTTATCTTCTAGCTTCCATTCCATAGTCGTAATTATGGTTAGTTATTAAGCTGATATTTTTCTGTCTGTTCCTTTCTATCTACCACTCATTGAAAAAATGGTAGATAGAAAAGATTCAATGATTTTCTACCAGTGAATACAGTATACCATTTGTAGAAACTTTAAAACCCCGTTATCCACACCTTTCGTAACTCCGTTAGACGGAAACCAAAGAGAGGGCTAAGGGGTCTTACTGTCACAATAGCATAGGTTGCTACGTTATGCAAGTAATGGTATAATACCAACACGTATACATAACTCTCGTTTACAACGGGTTACGCGCACTAGCATCGTACATTCTGCTAGAAAACACCTAATATATGGGTGTTTTCTCATATGTGGATAACTCACTTGCATATATCCTAGCGTTAGGTTAGTATGTATATATAACCAAATATGAAAAAACTTTATATTCCAGTAGCATTAAGACGAGCCGCAAAAGAAGCATCAGAAAACCTTGCAAAGAAATATCAAGAGCAAGAAAAAATGAAGTATAAAATAGTAAGAAATCCAGGTTATCGTTATGAATTAGTCGAGAATAAATAATATGAAAGATGAAGTAAAAGATAATCCAAACAGCAAAGGGTTTGATCCATACAGAAGAGGGAGGTCATTATGGACTGAATATCTTAATACAAGAGATGTCTACACTGAAAAGACCAAAATGTCTTTTGTAGATTTATTTGTTTATCGCTGGTATAAAAATTATGTTGAGCCTAGATTTGATACACTCAAACATCCTCCAATTATTAAAAGATATGAATAGTAGAACATTAGAAAATATAGAAAAGGAAATAGAAATACAAACGAGATACATTGACTCACAATTAGAAGATCTTGATAAGCTTCTTGAAGAGAAAGATTCAATTATTAGAGAGTTATCTTTAGATAGCTATTTGGAATTTAAGAAAAATAAAGTTACTTATGAATAGATATATAGTATTTTTTTGTGAAGACAATCAGAAGTATGGAGTAGTACGAAGTGACGCTGCTATGTACTCAAAAAGAGAAGACGCAGAAGATAGAGCAGATTTTGTGAGTATGAAAAGTGCCGCGGCTTCTTCTCTTGGAGGAATTAGAACTGAAAAGAAATCCATGTCGTCACGTGAGAATGGTAAGAAAGGTGGTAGACCAAAGAATGTGGATAACTTGTTGACATCTGTGGATAAGTAGTAGATAATGAATATACAGTTGGGACAGAGGAGCGCATTTGGCAACATTTGCGCTCTTTTCCTTTTATGATAAACTGTATACAGTTCTTTCAATGATCGGAGATTTAACAAGCACCTCCATAAAAACGCTCGTTATGAAAACTCCTCGAGTCTTTACTTAATACTATGCTCTGTCCCAACTGACAACATAGTGGCTAGATAAGGACTTGAGGTCATCGGCTCGTTATATTCACTCAATAGGAAACAACACCTGCAAGGGAATGATACTAAGGACAGTAAGGTTTAACCCCACCCACTGGAGTACAGAATATAAATCATTGAAACAATACTCTCTTCTCTAGCAATCTAGCCGGAAAAGGGGGGTCTGTGGATAAGTAAAAAGGATGTGGTAAAATAGAAGTATGAAACTCGCTCTCTTCCTCCTCCTAGAATATCTCTTAATGTTCTACCTGATAAAGCACATTCCGAATGTTTTCACTGCTTTACTCGCTGTTATCCTAGTTTCCTTTACGTATTTGTGGATAAGATACTTACAGTTTTTTAAATAAGTGATATAATAAAGGCAAATGATAATCACTCCGTACTCTAAAAACGCTAAAAAGCATCCCAAGAAACAGATTGAGCAAGTAGCTAACTCAATCAGGGAGTTTGGAATGAATCAACCTATTGTCGTTGATAAGCAAGGTGTAATTATTGTTGGACATGGAAGATTTGAGGCTTTAAAACATTTAGGGTGGTCAAATGATAAGATACTTGAACACGTAAAAGTCCTTGATATTTCAGAAGAAAAAGCTAATGCATACAGACTAGCTGACAACAAATTAAACGAGTCAGAATGGGACATGAACCTTGTAATTGAGGAACTAAAAGGACTCTCTTCTGAAATGCTTGACCTTACGGGGTTTGATAAAGACTTAATTATTGAAGCAGACGAAAAGGATGATGAAGTACCTGAAACTCCAGAAGAACCACAGAGCAAACTAGGGGATTTATATGAGCTAGGAGGACATAGGGTACTTTGTGGGGATAGTACGAAGATTGATGATGTGGAACGGCTGATGGATGGGAAGAAGGCAGACATGGTGTTCACTGACCCACCGTACAACGTCGACTATAAGGGTAGCGGAAAACAAACTTCAGAGGGCATTCTAAACGACAAGATGTCCGATGACGCATTCAACTCCTTCCTCGTTGAAGCGTTCAAACGCATTGCAGAGCACACAAAACGAACCGCCGGGTGGTACATCTTCCACAGCCACAAGACCGCGAGCGACTTTGAGCAGGCACTCAGTCAAGCGGGCGTGGAAATAGATACGCAGCTCATATGGAACAAGCCTTCTGCGGGAATGGGAATGAACGACTACCGCACGAAGCATGAACCGTTTTTTTACGCCTACCTCTCAAAGGAAGAGAAGAACTTTTACGGTGACCGCACCGGCACGACCGTCTGGAAGATACCCCAAGACGAAGAGAAAGCATTCAAGTGGTTCAGGCGTCAGCAGGAGTCTCTTGAGCAGGGAAACACAACAGTCTGGACAATGAGTCGTGCAAACGTGAGCGAGTACGTTCACCCTACACAAAAACCCGCTGAACTCCCAGCAGTCGCAATGACGAAATCGAGCAAACCAGAAGACATTGTGCTCGACACCTTCCTTGGAAGCGGCACTACCCTCATAGCATCAGAGAAGACAGGACGTATCTGCTACGGTATGGAGCTAGACCCTAAGTACGTAGACGTAATTGTCCAAAGATACGTTGACTACACAGGAAACAATAAAATAAAGAAGAACGGACAAGAAATTATATGGAAGAAAAGTTAACAGGCATTCAAAAGGCTCAGTTGGCACGCCCAAATGGTAGTTATGAAAATGTGGGAAGACCAACAAAAATGACCGATGAGACTATAATGAAATTAGAACAGGCTTTTGCCATAGACGCAACAGTTGAAGAAGCTTGTAGTTATGCAGATATTTCACGCAACACTTTTTATGTTTGGCTTAAAGAAAACCCAGAATATCAGGACAGAATAGATGAATTACGTCAACGTCCTATACTAAAAGCTAGACAGACAGTTGTAAAATCATTAGAAACTCCTGAAGGAGCACGTTGGTATATGGAACGTAAAAGAAAGAATGAGTTTGCACAACGATCAGAAGTGACAGGACGTGACGGTAAAGACCTTATCCCCGAAACCCTTACACAGGAAGACAAAGAGAAACTTAACTCACTACTAGGTAAATGACCAAAGAGGCTTTAGACAAAGTAATACACGGAACACCAGACGAACGAAAGTATCTTTGTGAACAATCGTTTATTCTCTTTGCTATTTATTACTTCAAGGATTACTTCAAATACTCTTTAGCACCGTACCATTACGACTTCTCTCAAGATTTACATGATCTAACAGACGGGAATATACGTGAGGTAGCCTGGATTGCTTATCGTGAAAGTGCTAAAACAACCTTTGCAAAACTCTTTGTTATTTGGCTTATATGTTACAAGAAACGCTTGTATATCAACCTAGATTCATTCGACAAGGAAAACTCTGAAAGAATCCTCTTTGACGTTGCGTATGAACTAGTAAACAATAAGAGGCTACAAGCTGACTATGGGGTTATGTTTTCAAAGGAACGGGGCATTACAGACATTAAACAAAACAGAATCAATAACTTCGTAACAGAGAATGGAATACGTGTTGAAGCTCATAGTACACAGGAATCAGTGCGTGGACGTTTGCACCTTAATCAACGCCCAGACTGCCTTATTTGTGATGATATTGAAACTAACAAGACAAAAGACAGCGCGGCTTACACTAAACAAGTACGTGATCACATAACCGAAGCAATGGCTGGTATGTCACCTAACGGCTTTATCCTCTATCTAGGAAACTACATATCAGAATATGGGAACATTGCGTGGCTCATGGACAGGGCAAAGACTGACAAGAATATACGAGTTAGAAACATTCCTGTACTCATAGACGGACAGCCCGCTTGGAGCTCAAAATATGCCCTCACAGACGAGGAGGCACAAAAGACGGGTAAAGTATCAATTGAGGACAAACAACGTCAATTAGGCTCTCTAGTCTTCTCGTACGAAATGATGAACAAGCCTATTGATGAAATGATGGCAGAGTTCAAAAAAGACTTTGTGCAAATGGAGACAATGGAAAAGGTACGTCAGTTAGATACTAGGTGTTATGTGACCATAGACTCTGCTGTGTCTGAGAAAGAAAGTGCCGACTTTACAGGCATAACAATCAACTGGGTTTCTCCTGAGAATAAATGGTACGTCAAGACATACAGACTTAAAATCAACAGTAAAGACTTAATCGACCATCTTTTTTACATCAAGAAGACTTACAATCCAATGTTTATAGGCTTAGAAGAAACAACCTTTACTATGGCTATCCAACCATTCTTAGAAGACGAGATGAGGAAGCGAAATGAATTCTTTTCTGTCACTCCGGTAAAACACAAAGGCACAAACAAAGAGGTTAGAATACGTGGCTTAATTCCACGATGGGAAAACAAGTCTATTTTCTTAATAGGCGACAACACAGAACTCTTAGATGAAATGCGTGTTTTTCCAAACGGTCAACACGATGACGTTATTGATAGTTTCTCAATGCAGGTAAACATAGCCAAAGCACCGTTTCGTAAAGTGTACGGATTGGAAAGTACAAACAGCGATACAAACCCAGCAATATAATTGCATAACATATCTTTTAGTAATATACTTACACTGTGGCAAAATCTAAATCAGTAACACTCAAAGAAAAAACAAAGACTTATCACCTGGTGATGAAATTCAACGACCAAGTTTTTGAGTGTAATACTGACAATCTTGACGAGTCTATCTCATCTGTTCGCCCTTTTAGCCTTAAAACTAGGATTATTTTCACAATTACTAAAGATGGAAAGACTTGTGAAAGAATAGTGCAAGCGTTTAATGCAAAACAATTATTCAGAAGCAAGCTATTCAGAGGTATTTTTATTCAAAGGCTAATCTTCAAATAAAATGAACGACAAAAATGTTTTCGATTACATAACTACGGAGGAAAATAACTGGGACACACAACGTGTACCTATAACGAAGTCTAAGGACTGGAACATGAAGGAACACATCGAGAGATGTACCAATGTGGCTAACGGTTGGTTTCATCAGGGTAAGAATGACGGATTAAGACCATACGATGATATTGTTACCCCTATTGTAAATGTGGCTTTTCGATCAGAAGGCTTTGATGTGAAAGATATTGTTCCTTATGTAGATGATGTAAGCGAGAGTTATAAATCATTCCTAGTTAAGAAGTTTCACCCACAATGGGCGAGAAAGAACGAGCTAGACACTTTTATTGATGAAGTTGTTGAATCGTCTGTTATTTATGACCTTGTTCTAGTAAAAAACATAAATGATAAAAAACCTGAGGTTGTTGACCTTAAAACCTTAGCTTTTTGCGATCAGACTAACATAATGGCTGGTCCGATTTGTATTAAACACCAGTACACACCAGCAGAAATGACTGATTTCCGTGGCAAATGGGACACTAACAAGATAGACGAAGCTATAATGATGGCTCAGGCTGAGAAAGAAATAAACATAGCTGGTAAAAGAAAGGTAAAAACACCTAGTAAATACATAGAAGTTTATGAATTACGTGGAGATTTACCAGAGTCATGGATTAAGGAAGAAGGAGACCCTTTTACATACACTCCACAGATACACATTGTTTGTTATTACACAGCACTAGACGGAGAAAAGAACGGTATTACCTTATTTAAAGGTGTAGATAAGCCGCTTAATGAGAACTTCAAAGCATTAAAAATTGACGGTGTACGTTCTAAAGGGCGCGCCTGTGGACGTTCTATTGTTGAGACATTATTTGAACCACAAGTATGGAATAATTATTCAGCGATTAAGATTAAGAAACTGTTAGACGCTGCTATTACTATCTTCCAAACAGACAGCGAAGAATATGGAAATCAGAAACTCTCTGAACTTAAAGACAACACTGTTCTCAAACATGAGCAGGGTAAACCTATTACAAAGGTTGACGGACAGATACAAAACCTTACAGCATTCACCAATTACCAGACAAAGCAGGAAAACTCTGCACGTATTCTTGGATCTGCAAGTGATGCACAACTAGGAACTAATCCAAATTCAGGAACTCCTTTTGCTCTCCAAAATCTTGTTGTTCAACAAGGTCAGGGCTTACATGAATACCGACAGGGCAAAATTGCTACATTCTTTGCCGATGTTCTCTATCGAGATTGGATATTAAAATACCTAGTAGATGAGATGAATAATGGAATTAAGTTCTCAGAGGAGTTGTCACTCGAAGAAATCATCGAAATTAGTGATATTATTGCTCGAAACAAAGCAGAAAGAGAAATCGCTGAAAAGATGCTAGACGGTGAAGTGGTAACTAAGGAAAACAAAGAAGAACTCATCTCATTCTATGTAGAAGACTTTAAAAAAGGGGGAAGTAGACGTTTCTTTGAGGTAGTGAAAGGTGAATTAAGTGACATCCCAGTATCTGTGTTTGTAAACATTAAAGGAAAACAAAAAGACCTTGCTGGTACTGCGGATAAGCTCACAAACATTATTCGTGAAGTACTTAGAAACCCTCAAGCGTTCCAACAAGTGCCAGGAATGGGTAAAATCTTCAACCAACTTCTCGAAAGCTCAAATCTAAGTCCTATTGACTTCACACAAATTACAAAACCTCAAGAATTACAAGAAGAAAAGCCACAAGCGGTGGTATAAAAATATATGAAACAAAATTTAACACGAGATGAAATAGCGAAGATTGAATCGTTTTGTGCTGATGAAAAGATGTACGAAGCGGTAAAAAAGGTATTGTTTGCTGTTATTTACTCTAACGGCACAGTACAGAAAGGGGAAAAGTTAGACACAACAAATGGAGCGTTCCATTTGATTGCAAACGCATCTGCTCAAGGTAAAGCGGTGACAGATGAGGAGTTAGGTCAGAACCTACGAGCAATTTTTGAGGGAGTACATACCGTACTTGACGGTTTTGCTCAATTAAAGACGATTAAGAACAGTGAAAAAGAAGTGGCATCTCCTTACAATGAGGCTATTTAGTATGAAATTTAAAAACATTACAGAATCAGAGTTAATAAAGACAGGAGCAGGTAAAGTTAAAAGTATTATAATCAACTCTCATAATGCAGGGACGATTAAACTTATTGACGGACTTGCAAACGGCGCGGTAGCTACAAGTACACTCACTTCAGCAGGAGCTATGGTTCCAGCAGACTACGCTACAAGTACCCTAACGAGTACTGGTACCGCAGTTGCAAATGGAGACACAGTGACAATTGGGACACGAGTATACACAGCTAGAACAACGCTCACTTATGGTGGACTTGCAAATGAAGTGTTGATTGGAAGTGTTGTAGACGGCTCAGCATTCCTAGCAAATCTTAAAAAAGCAATCAACCTTACAGGTACAGCAGGTACAGATTATGGGCTTGGTACAACAGTGAACACGGACGTTGTAGCGACAACACTTACAGCTACAACCCTTAAAGTATGGGCACGAACTATTGGTACAACACCAAATACACTTGCAACAACTGAAGGGTCAACTCAGCTTTCATGGGCGGACACAACACTTGGAGGCGGAACAGGAACATCAGACCCCGGTGTAACAACCGCAGGAGCAACAGCAACAATTGGCACAACTACTTACATGTTTGTTATCCGTCTTGCAGAGTCAATTGGTCTTGATTCAGTTGCAAACCAAGTACTTTGGGTAACATCTGAAGCAGTAGCGCTTGATAACTTCAAGTCAGCAATCAACGGATCAGGCGTACGTGGTACAGACTATTCAACAGCAACACCTGTAAATGGTGACGTAGTTGCAACAACAAACGGAGCAACAACACAGGTAATCGTAGCTAGAAAGGTTGGAACAGGTGGAAATGCAATTGCAACAACAGAAACTCTTGCAAACTACTCATGGACTTCAACAGTGATGGCAAGTGGTACAGGAACAGACGGCAGAGTTATGTGTGACACTATTACTTTCTCAGCAGTAGCAACTACAGGTGAGCGAGTTATCGACCTAGGGGAGATGAGTTTTGATACAGGACTCCTTGCAATCGTAGGTGGAACAGCAGCAAATGTGACAATCGCTTACGAGTAATTGTCATTAAATTAAAAAGTGGTATTATTAAGGTAACGAGTTCTGATTCTCAAACAAAAATCACAACTGAGTATCATTCCTCACTGAATGACTAAAACAACATCTCAATATGACTATTGAACAACAAGGAAATACAGAAGAAACAGAGGAAGTAGTAGAAGCCCAACAGGAAGAAACTACAGAATCAAGTGAAGAATCTGCAAATGAAGGGAAGGAAACCAGACAAGGTGAATCCCCTGAAGCCAGAAAAGCTCGCCTCGAACGTCAATTAGAACAACTCAAGAAGAAACATCCTGAATTGTACCCTAACCAGACTTCTCAAAAGAGTGAAGGGAAACAATCAAATGGCTTAGATTACGGACAAAAGGCATTCTTAGTGGCAAATGGTGTCAAAGGAGACGTGGAAACAAGACTTGTACAAAATGTAATGCGGGAAACCGGAAAAACATTAGAGCAAGTCTTAGAAAGTAAATACTTTCAAGCAGAACTTAAAGACATTAGAGACTTACAACAGTCGGCAAATGCTATTCCAACTGGAAAACGGTCAGGAAATATGGCAAGCGACAATGTAGATTATTGGCTCACAAAGGACTTCAAAGATGTTCCAGCCGATATGAAAGCAAAAGTTGTAAACGCTCGGCTTCAAAAGAAGGAAAACAAAGGAGTGTTCTATAATTCGTAAAACAACGCCATTTGATTAAACTTAAAAATTTAATCTAAATAACATGGCTATCGTACCTAAGGAAGAGTTCGAGACAAAGCTCCAAGAGCGTCTCTCGGAAAACAACAAGTGGAAGGAAGTTTGTAAAGTTACTTATACAGACTCAGGGATTTTGCATAACCCTTATCTAACAGATGCAACAGTCGGAACAGGAACTCGTGGAACAGGCTACACATCAACAGCAGCAGAAACCACAGACGACACTGTAACGATTGATACTTACAAATACTGTGCTCAACACATTGACCGTGCTGATCTCGCTCAAAAGACATTCTCAGACTGGATGGAAATGGCGGACAATATGGCGGTGATGCTTAATGAAACTCTTGAGACAGCCATGCTTGCAGCTCATGCTTCATGGACGAACTTTGACAACGCAAGTATTGGAGGCGGAGCAGGAAACATTACAGTTTCAGAATCTAACATTGACGACATTATTTCTGGTATCGTTCGTGAAATTCGAGAAGCTAATGGTGAAGCTATGCTCGAACGAAATGGTGGATTTGTTATCTGGCGAGCAGCAGACTTTGAAAAAGTACAGAAATATGCAGCGGCACAAGGTTTTGCAACAGCAGATGATGTACTAAAGAATGGTATCAAACAAGGCTTCAAATATGGAGGTCTCGAACACTACTCATCAAACAAGCACGCGTCAGGTCACGTTTTTGCTGGTGTGAAAAAAGCGTTCCATGTTGGTATCGTTAAGAGTACTTACGGTCTTATGACAGAAGTTCTTAACCCAGTAGTTTCAGGAGCACAGATTTCAGGTGTAGGTCTTGAGTCTCGCGTTGACTACAAATTCAATGCTTGGACAAAGATGGCGCCAATTCTCTTTGACGTACTCGTTGCGTAAATCTAATGGTTGGTTTAATAACTTAATCATATAAATTTATGTCAATAGTAAACGGAGCATTTCCAAAGGTACAAGGAATCAACTTTGAAGCGGTAACAATCAGTCCAGCAGCTACACAGTCACTCGCTAACAGTATCGCCCCTGGCGTGAAATCAGTGAAACTTGGAGCTAATGTAAACGATGTAAACGACTTCACAGTATTACCATCTTTGGCAAGTGTAGAAAACGGTCACACAATCACTATCATTGCAGGAGCAGCAAACTCAGAATTAAGAACTCCAGCAAGTAGTGCGGAAGAAATTAACTCAGAAGATTGTGATGGCACAAAGGAAGCCCTTTTGACGGCTACAAATATCTACACAGCAACCAAGATTGATAATACAATCGGATGGATGCTTGAAGGTAGAACAGCTATCGGAGCGTTCCAAACAGCTATCATCCCTGATTAGCTTCTTAACTCAGGGGGTTTACACCCTTTGGGACTAGGAAACTAGAAATATATGAATCTAACCAAAAAACAAATAAGTAAGTTTTGGGACAGAGTAGAAAAAACATCTACTTGTTGGAATTGGACAGGTCACACTCAGAATGGTTATGGAAGAGTTTCTTTCAGCTTTAAGGTTTATAAGGCTCATAGAATCTCTTTATTTCTTAATGGTATAAGTTTTAACCCTTTAAAAAAGGAAAAAGGGTCTAAAGGAGATATTGTTATGCATTCCTGCGACAATAGGAAATGTGTTAATCCTTCTCACTTGATTTTAACAAATCAGAGAGAAAATATGTTAGATGCCAAGAAAAAAGGTCGAAAGTATTTTGGAGAAACGCGGGGAGAAGGTAATCCTAGATCGAAATTGACATGGAAAGATGTGAATCTCATAAGGAGTTCGAATATGTCTTTATCAAAGTTTCAACAGATGTTTCCTTTTGTGAACAAAGGAAATCTTATGAGTATTAAGTCTTTCAAAACTTGGAAGATTTTTAATCATCAATAATTTATGAATTTTACAGAAATATTAGGCTTAATACGAAGAAACACAAACACTCAAAACACAACTACTTCGAGTTACCCTATTGCTGATAAAACTCTTGATGTCAACAATGCACTCAACCAATATTTCATTCTCGCAAATAGTGCTGCTGGTAACTGGCGACCTGTAGATGACACAAATCAAACAGACTACCCTATTGTGTACGGTGACGTTGTTTCTGGGCAACAGGATTATTCTTTTACTCTTGATGAAAATGGAAACCAGATATTAGACATTTATCGAGTACGAATGAAAGACCCTAATGGAGTTTGGTTTACGCTAAAACAAATTGATCAGTCTCTCATAACAGACTCCCAACTCGACATAACCCTTACAGGGACACCAAGAGAGTACTACTTAAACTCAAATGGTATTTTCTTAGTGCAAAAACCTAACTACGCTTCTACGGACGGTTTAGAAATAAGTGTAAACCGAACATCGACTTACTTTACAACAAGTGACACAACTAAAAAAGCAGGTATTCCGTGGGTATTCCATGAGTACTTAGCACTCCGACCTTCTTACTTTTACTGTGTACAAAAAGGACTTCCTCAATCTGTAGACTTTAGGAAAAGACTCTATGGAGAGGACGGTAGAAGTGGCATGGAAGGGGATATTAAAAAGTATTACCGAGACAGAAACAAAGATAGGCAGGACGTAATAACAAGCGAGACTGTTTGCTCAATATAGTATGCCAATAACTCCAGTAAACAAAGCAAAGAATACAATCACTCTGAGTAATAATCGTAAAGGTGGTTATGCTTTCTGGGGTGATCCAATCGTTACTTGGGGGGATGCTAATTATAATTGGGGAAGTCCATCATCTTCCTTTGTAAATAAGGTAAAAAACACCATAACACCAGTAAACAAAGTAAAAAATTAACTATGTCAACATTATTTCCAGGAGCTTTAGATGATTCAACGAGTATTCCATCCGAAGGAGCTACTATTCCACTCTCAACTAACCACGTAACGTCTCATCAAAACATTCAAGATGCTATTGAGGCTATTGAAGCTAAAGTAGGTGTAAATAGTTCGGCAGTCACTACTACCCATGACTATAAGCTAGGTGAGGTTACAAGTACTGACAAAGCAGTAGGGAAAACAGCGACACAAACTCTCACTAATAAGACATTAACTGCTCCAGTCATCACTTCTCCTACAATTAACCTTACTTCGGATGCAGAGGGTGATACTTACTATCGAAATAGTAGTGGTGCTTTTGTCAGACTTCCAAGAGGTACTGATAATTACATTTACAAGATGAATGGAAATGTCCCTAATTGGGAAGCAGAAGCCACTATCTCGAATGCTACGTCTACAACGACAGGTATTTCTGAACTTGCTACATCAGCTGAAATTACAGCGGGAACAGCAACGGGTGGTTCTGGCGGACCTCTTGTAGTTACTCCTGACCAACTATTAGCTGCCGGTATTCGACAAACAGACATTCAGACTTTTACCGCAGATGGCACGTGGACAAAACCTACAAACGCTAAATCTGTTCTTGTTCAGATGTGGGGAGCAGGAGGAGGAGGTGCAGGAGGCGCTTCTAATGCCGGCGGCGGTGGAGGGGGAGGAGGTTCTTATGCAGAGCAGACATTTAACGCTGCTGATCTTTCAAGTACAGAAGCGATTGTTGTCGGTGTTGGCGCTGCTGCTACAACAGGAACAAACTCGTCTATCGGGACAACTAAACTTGTTGCCTACGGGGGGGGTGCTGGTACAAATGTCGCTGCTGGTAGTGGTGCTGGTGGTGGAGGGGGAATAAGTGGCGCTGGGGATAGCGGGTCTGGTACATCAGGTGGTAATGGGGGATCTGTTTTGGGTGGTTCAGGTGGTGCCCCAGGAGGCACATCAACATTCGGAGGCGGTGGAGGTGGAAACGGAGCAAATACTGGCTCTGCTGGAGGACAAACAGTGTATGGAGGTGGAGGAGCAGGAGGAGGTGCCAACAACGCTGGCGTCCCTGGCAACGGAGGAGCAGGAGCAGCTTCTTTCTATGCTGGGGGAGGTGGTGGAGGGGGAGGAGGAAATTCAGGAGGAGCGGGAGGAGTATCACAAAAGGGAGGCAACGGTGGAGCTGGTGTTACTGGTACAAATAACGGAAACGCTGGCTCTATTCCCGCTGGTGGTGGTGGTGGTGGATGTGGTACGGCTTCTACTGGAGGTGCTGGTGCAAGAGGACAGGTGGTAATTACAACATACTTCTAATATGCCCATAGTAATTCTTAACAAGTTTGATGGAGGGCAAGCAGATGACATTCGTACTTTTTCAACTGACCAAAACCAAGAATCAAATAATTTTGATATATTTTCTGAACCACATAGATTAAACCCATATTCAGACAGTATTGCTGACACAGCAGATGTTGCAATCGCTGACTCTGAGATTTCGGATGTAGATGTTTGTGAAATATCAGGAACTGAATACATTGTTGGGGCAGGTTTTACAAGTTCTAGTTCAGATGTACTTAGTTTCTATACAAAAACGACAGTAACGGGGACGTTCGCTTTGCAGGCTTCCGCCTCGGGTAATGCCTTTGTAAAAGGATCTCTTGTTACATACAAAAAACTAGCTTTTGCAGTAGACTCAAATGGTTCAGGCACATACCGGCTTGTTCGTTTCAATGGTGCTTCATCTGTCTCAAATATTGGGAATATATCAGCTGCTGCGGGCAAGCCTGTTAGTTGTTTCGTTCATCCCGAAGATAACGTGCTTTATGTTGTAATTGAAAACGTAATTGCAAAGTGGGACGGGTCCTCATTCTCAACAGTTTCGACTATTTTACCGTTAAATTATACAGCATCTTCTATTACAAATTATGGAGGATATCTCGCTATTACAATGAATGCACAGAGTGGGAGTAGAAACCCGATGTGTTTACTATGGGGACGAGATACAACAATAAACACACTGCAAGGTTCGATTGATTTAGGGGAAGGGTATGTTGGTGTTGTAGAAAACATAAACAATAACCTTTTCTTTATAATGTCGCCATACGCAAGTTTCAGTACCAACAATCAAAACAAGATTATTGTAAAAGGCTACGCAGGAGGGTCTGTTGAAACAGTGGCAGAACTTAATGACAACTCAACCATTTCTATTGGTACGGTTCAAACCTACAAAGCCAAAAAAGATAATCGTGTGTATTTTGGTTTTGGAAACAGTGATTGTGTGTGGACTTTTGGGAAAAATAAAGATGGACGTTATGCAATCACACAGGATAGATTTATTACGAATGGCACACAGATTTCTAGTAATCCAGCGACAGGGACACTTTCAGGTATTTCAATTATTGGAGATGTAATGTGGCTTGGCGGAATAACGACTACAAATGTTTATACACTCATGCGTTCACGCGTAGTCTCTGGCGAAGGTCTTCTTTATACCGCAACATCTAAATATGTGACTACAGTTAATCCTTCAATGCCGATAGATGATAGATATAAAGACAAGCAACTAGAAGCAGTACAAATAGCCTTTACAGCAGCTTCTCCTGGCGCAACAGACAGTACCGCTGTTTTAAAGTACGCATTTGACGGGGGGACTCTTGTAACAGCAATATCTTCAGCTCAAGAAAACGGAGAATATGTGGTAGAGGCAACAAATGACAATGATGGTGAGCCTTTCCTATCTGGTCGTGAGCTTACTCTTCAATTAGAGAGTACTCAGAATGCCAAGATTAAAGAGGTTAGATATAGATACAAAGTTTTAAATACAACAATATGACAGAAACTGAATTATTAAAGATGAAACAAGATATTGCAGACATAACCGTCAAACTCGATGAGTTTTTAGATGTTTACTACCGCACAAACTTCCCTGACAAGATGATTCTCACTAAAAACCTAGTTTTAAACAACTCAAACATAGATACGAATGGGACGAATGGTATGAAAATAGGTAACAGTGGCTCAAAACTGTCTGTGTATGGTGTTACTCCTGTGGTTCAAGCGTCTGCCATCAGTGCACCCTCAACTCCAAGTGGTACATATAGTTCTGCCGAAGCACAATCGGCAGTAAGTGCGATAAATTCTATCCGTACTGCGATTAAAAATTATGGTATTACACTTTAAGTGATATAATTCAAACAAACATGGCAACTTTAGTAAACGATAAAACAATAACCTCAGCAGGATTAGCTCCAGTCCCAACTATTCAGACCGTTCCAAAACCTGTAGACACAGTAAATTACCCAGCAATAACAGGGGGTGTAACCGAATCTATCATAAGTGACTACACAAACCTTAATAATAGGCTAAATAACGCACAACAAAGCCAAACTGGCACAGCACAGAGCATTTTAGACGCAATGAGTGAGCTTACAGGTAAAACTGCTTACTCACAGAACGCAAACGAGGCAGCAGGAGTAAACACAGAAACTGCTAATTTGAATAGATACGCACAGCAACTCGCTGATCTAAACGCTCAAGCTACTTCTCTAAACCGAGAAGCTCAAGCTATCCCTCTCCAAGTACAAGAACAGAACAGAAACACTGGAGCAACTGATAGAGGTGTAGCCCCACAAGAAGCAGGAGCACTCCGTCTTAATGCTTTACGTGCCCTTTCTATTGGACAACAGTCAGACATTGCAGCCGCAGCAGCTACAGGCTCACAATTACGACTACAAGCAGCTAAAGATAAAGCACAGCAAATAGTTGACCTTAAATACAAGCCTTTAGAAGAAGCACTTGCCATCAAACAAAAGCAATACGAACTTAATAAAGACATTCTAACTTCTATTGATAAGAAACGTACCGAAGCCCTCACTGTTTCTCTTAACAAGGAAGCTAAAGATTTGGAGGAAGCTAAGGCTAAGGAAAAGGCTATTCAAGACATTCTCACAACAGCAGGTATTCAACAAGCACCACAAGACTTACTAGCACGAGCACAAAAAGCTAAAACTCCTAGTGAAGCAGCTATGATTCTTGGTCAGTACGCAGGTGACTACTATGCAATAGAAAAGATGAAACTGGAATTGAACAAGTTGAGAGGTGAAACTACAGGAGGTGGTGATGGAGGTGGTACGGGTAGCGGTGTTGGAAGAGAAGTAGTTGCAGGAGTTCCAGTTGAAAGTCCAGCGTACTCATGGCTTGACCAATATAATGCGGGTGCGATGTCACTTGAAGACATATATACGAAAATAGGAAGTTCTAAAACCGCAGAAGTTACAAAAAACAATTTATCTAAACTTATTGCTGCACAAGGCGGTAAAAGAGTATTGAAAATGGATGATACCCAGATAGCAGCAGTAAATGATCAGATTAAAAACATTAACGACTTATTAGGTACAAGTGGTTATAATTACAAAGTTATTTCTGGCGCTTCACAAGGAGGTGCGTTAGGTGTTGGTGGAAGAATCACAGGAGCAAAGGGAGACGCGCTCGCAATGGCTCGAAATCTTGTGACTAACCAGACTTTGAACTCTCTAGCAGAAGCAAAAGCAAAAGGCATTACCTTCGGAGCACTATCAGAGGCTGAGTTAAATACTGTTGCAAGTGCAGCTAGTAGAATTGCTGCAAAAATAATCAGAAATGAAGCAGGTGAAGTTACTGGATTCTCTGGATCTGAGAAAGGTTTCAAAGATGACTTACTGGATGTTAAAAAGGGACTAGAAAAGTCAATTATAACTAAAACAGGGAGCCCAGTTAACAAACAAGTAGATTTAGCAGACAAAGCGCTCACTGGAGCGAGTGTTGATACTTCTAACGGAGGCTATATATTCAAATAATATGGACAATAAATTTTTATCACGACAAAAAACTCAAGCACTCATTGACCAAATAGGTGTTAAAGAAGCTGACGGCAAATCTTTCCTTGATGGATTAGCTGCGAAAGGTTACACGATAGAGGGGTTTAATGACAAGCCAGCGGCTCCTGTTGTAGAGACCCCAAAAAGAGGACTCTTTGAACGTGCAACAGAGAAAGCGGCTAGTATTGTTGGTGGTGAAAAAATAGCACAAGGAATTGGGCAAGCTCTTAATATGGGAGCGGCTTCAAAGCAACTAGAGGAAACTCAAAAGATGCAATTTGACTTACAAGGGCAACTTCTTCAAAAGATAAAAGAGAATAAGGCAGCAGGACAAGACACGTCACGTTTAGAAAAAGCTCTCCAATTGATGGGAGAGGATATTAACGCTACAGCTCAAGGCGCAGAAAAACTACTCAATCCAAACGAACTTACCACAAAGCAAGTAGTCGGTGACGCTTTACAGTTAGGAACTACAATTATTGGAGCAGGTGCTTTACCGGGGGTTGCTAAAAATACGGTTGCTGCAACAACTATCGGACAAGGAATCAAACAAGGCGCTATACAAGGAGCGAAAGCTGGTACTGCATTCGGAGCTTCCAGTGGGGTATCCAGTGCATTAGAAGCAGACAAATCGGCACTAGATATTGCAAAAGGTGGTATCGGTGGTGCTTTAGTTGGAGCTGGAACTGGCGCATTACTTGGTGGAGCTATCGGTGGAGTATCGGGCGGTATAAAAGGAAGCGCTGCAAGAAAACAGGCTAAAGAAAATGATTTTACTCTTGACTTAGTGTCTCCAAAAGCAACAGAACAAATAAAACAACAGGCATTAAGGGAAGGTCGTGTTACAGAGCAAACATTATTAAGTGGTGGCAAAATAACTCCTTCAAAAAGAGATGTTGACATAGCAGAATCTGTAAAAGGTATCGTTTCAAGTAAGAAATCGGCTGTCGAAAACATTAACTCATTGAAAAGTAAAGTCGATGATATAAACACCGGAGTCAAGGCGTATGTTAGGGAAAATAAAACACCTTTCAACACAAACCAACTTAAATCACAGTTGAATCAAGGAAAAGAAGATTTAGATTTGATTTTTGCTTCTGATAAAGCAGCAGAAAAAACCTATGATGCAGTGAGAAACAAATTTATAGAGCTTGTAAAAAATAAAGACACAGCAGGTCTGCTTGACGCTAGGCAACAATTCGACAAAATACCAGCAGTCAGAAAATTACTTGAGTCTGACAAACTTGGTGAGAACGCAAGGAAAGAGATTGTCCTAACAATGAGATCACAAGCAAACAAGTATATTGCTAGTCTCCTTCCAGAAGGAAATACATTTAGAGAAACTCTATTGAAAGAGAGTAGAATGCTAGAGGCTCTTGGCAATATTGCAGAGAAAAACACAAGCGCAATAGGGGTCAACGGCATTCAAGCAATAACAAAAAAGTATCCAGTTCTTAAATGGCTTGCTGGGGGAGTTGGCGCTGGCGGAGTTGCGGCTGGAGGTGCGGCAATAGTTAACTCTATTTAATTAGGATTATGAAAGCAAAAATACCCAATCAAACCAAGTATCGCGCCAAGAATCATCATTTGTATCATACCCACACTTTACCCCACATCTAACCTTAGTCAATAAAGTTATACACATGGATCCAAAACTTCTAAAATTAAACATACTGCTACAAGCCATAAAGAAAGATGTGGTCACGCCAAAAGACATCGAAGGTTTTGTTGCTGTTTTTCTTGAAGAAGTAAAAAAGGCTAAGAATAGCTTAGAGATTTTAACAGAGGGCAAACTTGCATACCTTGATAACGTCCTCAAACAGTTTGAAGAAAAGCGTGCAGACTTACTAAAAGGTATTGACTCTTCCATTGAAGAAAGGGAAAAGTATCTAACAGATGAGTTTGGCAACACAATAGACACCTTAAAAGCCTCTGTAAGCTCTGAAATTACCCCTCTAAGAGATGTATTAAGTGAAAGCATAAAAGAGGCACAGGCAATCATAAAACAGCTTAAAAAGGTCAAAATCAAAGACGGGGTAGACGGCAAAAATGCAGACGAAACTTTGATTGTAGATAGGGTTTTAGAAAAGATTGTTTTACCTGAATATAAAGATGTTGTTTTAGACTCTGGAGAACAAATTGTAGACAAAATAAACGCCCTTGACCTCAGTGAAGAAAACAAAATCGATGCTTCACACATCAAGAACCTTCCTGAGCCTAAGATGATTGGTGGTGGTAGTACGGCACGTAATCTTTATCAACTTGGTGACGTAA